TCACCCTCCTTGCAGCAGGTTGCCCAGCACGTCATACACCGCCTTCAGCGCCGCCCGCTGTACGGTAATCAATTCCCCGCCAGTGCTTCCGGATGAACTCCCCGACGCTGGCGGTTCCTGCGCATCCATCTCCAGGTATTCCACCATCATGTAGCCCGTGCGCCCCTGATGCCGTACTTTTGCCCATTCGCCTTCCACATATGCCACCTGGACCTTGTCCCCCACAGGAACCTTCCAATACAGCCCGTCCGTTTGGCTGGGCGTGCTGCGCATTTTAACATCATCGCCGCTGTCCGCCACTACCGTGGCCGTCTGCACCATGGTTTCCACCACCTCCGTGCCGTCGTAATCCACCTTCTCCAGCCGCCCCCGGTACGTCCACCGGCCCAGCTTCGTGTCCCGCACAATGCCCGGCCCGGTGCAGTGGGTAATCTCCAGGGGACTGGTGGCCGTGACTACCCCCACATGGTAATAGTCCCGCTGATCCGGGTCGTTTTTGTACCGCTCCGGCAGCGCATACCCCACTTCTCCCGGCATCCGGGCCTTGTACACCACCTCGCCCAGATTCAGCTCTCCGGCGTCCATCACCGGCAGCAGCTCGCGCATCTCGTACCGGGCCGCATAATTGCTCCCGTGTATCCCCGTCCAGCTGCCCCCTGCCCGGCGGATGGCCCCGATAATCAGCCCGATGCAGTCACAGGCACCGTTTGACCCGTCCTTGCCCTCCTGATAGACAATATCAGTCGCCGCAATCTCCTCCACCTTCTCCAGAAATCTTTCCCGCGTTATGCCCAACCGTTCCACCTCCTGCCCTCAGGGTAGCAAAAAAGGCGGGGCCGCAAAACCCCGCCTTCTTTCAGTCCTTCCACCCGTTGATGGTTTTCTGGGAGAATCCCATGCTTACCAGGTTCTTTTCCAGGTCTGCATATTCTCCGCTGTCGTATGCGTCCATGAACGCGTCCTTGGCCCAGTTGTACAGCTTGTCCCATAGCCTGTCCCCGTCCTCCGCCTGGTTCAGGTATTTCAATACCTGCCGCGCCGTGTTCAGGTCTCCGCTTTCCACGCTGTTTTCATAGATACTGTGCGCCTTGTTCACGGCCTTTTGAGGGATTTCCTCCGTCGTTAATCCCGCGCCGGTGTTCAGCATCAGTCCCGCCAGCTGTCGCGCCGTGGATGTATTTCCTTCGGCCAGGGCCATCACATAGGCTTCTCCGTATGCATTCCATACTTTGTCCCGTATCTGTTTCTGGTTCATCCCCGCTGCCATCTGCCGGGTGATCTGCGTTTTCAGCCTGGTCACGTCCCGGGCCTCCACCGCTGCGTCCCAGTCCGCTTTCAGGCTGTCTACCCGCCATTCCTTGAAGCTGTCCTCCGTGTAGCCCACGGCCAACCCCTTGAGCATGGTTGCAATACTCTGGGCCTGGGTCTTGTTCCCCGCGTTCCATGCCTCCGTATAGCTTGCCTTGTAGTCCTGGGTCAGCTTGCTCCGCAGGTCGCTGTCCGTGTACCCCTCCTTTTTCATGGCGGCAATCACCGTCCGCACCTGCCCGGCGTCCCCGCTCTCGATGGCTTCCCGGTAGTCCGCGTTCATTTCATCCCGCGGCCACTTGGCAATGCTCTCCTCTGTGTAGCCCACATCCAATCCCAGCAGCAGGTCGCTGATTTTCTTCATGGCCGCTGTGTCTCCCTTTTCCCACGCCGCCACATAATCCTTTCGGTAGGCCTCCGTCAACCCCGAACGTATGGTGCTTTCTTCCTTCGATTCTTTCAGCCGCCCCAGCAGATAGTCCGCTTCCGCCTGGTCCCCCCGCTGGATGGCTTCCAGCAAATCCTTGGTGCTGAACAGGTCCGCATCATCGTCCGTCAGCTCGTCCAGCAGCATCTCCCAGGTCTGCGCCTCCGGCTCCTCGGTCGCCTTCTTCCTGCTGTCCAGTACGCTGTCCACCATGCTCACCGCGGCCTTTTGTCCAATGCCCAGGCGCACCAACGCCAGCACATGCTTTTCATACTCGCTGTACTTTCCCTGTTCGTAGGCGTCCGCAGCCTTGGTCACCAGCTCCTCGCTGCCCCGCAGCCTGCTCTTGAATCCGCTGGCAATTCCGTCCACCGTCGCGCCCGTTTCCAGCATCGCCGTCGCTACCTGCTGGAACTCCTCGCCAGTTCCGCCAGCATACCAGGCGTCCAGCAGCAGGTCATAGAATACCGCCGGGCTTGCCCGCCTGCTGTCGCCCTCCTGCTTGGCGTAGACATAGTTCTTCGTGGCTGCCTGCAACCGCGTGGCAAAAGGCTTGCTCTTGTTCCATGCCGTCCCCGCCAGGGTGTCCCGCTGCAACGTCTTGACCAGCGTGGTAAACAGCGCCTTGCCGTCCCGGTAAGCGTTCCCAAGGCCCAGCCCCGTGGCGTTGCTCACCACCTGCAATCCCCGGTACCACGCCATTTCATAGTCGCCCTTGCCCAGCGCCTGCCACATCCGCGTAATGGAATCCAGCAGCGCGCTGTCCATGCTGCTGCTGTTGTACGTCTCCCCTGTGATGAAGCTCCCCAGCCAGTTGCCCACCAGGGGCAGCAGACCTGTGGCGTTGTCCAGCAGGTTGGGCAGGAAGGCTTCCAGGTACTTTTGACCAAACCCACGCACGCCCACGGTCACCGTCTTGCCGCTTTCGTCCTTCTCCTTCTTCTCGTCGTCGTCGTCTCGCATCGCCGATATAAGGGACTTGGCCGCCGCCGCCGCAACGGAGGACAGCACCACCGACGCGCTGGTGCGTATCATCTGGTTTCTCGCCTGCTTGATGGCCGCCTTGTTCCCGCTCCGCCAGGCTTCTTTCAGGTCCCATCCCGCCCGCCACAGCATGTTGTATTGCTTGAACGGCTCCGACATGAACGACGTCCACAGCCTCGCCAGCCCCTTTTCCGTGGCCAGCTCCGTGCGCTGGAATATGCTGTCCACCACCTGCGTCTGGTCGATCACCTCCGTGAACCGCTCCCCGCAGCGCCGGAAGTATGCCTCCGTCCCGCGCGTCAGCCCCGATTCCGCCGCCACTTCCCGCTTCACCGCTTCCCAGATCATCGTGAAGGCCAGCTCGTCGCCCTTCTGGGAAAGGTATCCCAGGGCGTCGTCCAGCTTGCCCATGGCCGTCTGCCGCGCCCGGTCATACGTTCCCCGGGTCATGTTCGTGTCAAAGTAACCCCAGCTTTTTTGCGTGGCAATGGGCGCCCAGTCCATGATCTCCGCATAGCTCTTTTTCATTTTTGCCGCCGACAGCGCCCCCGCGCCCATACCCTTTACCAGGTACTTGGCGTCGATCAGCGCGTAGGCCCGCAAAACCGCCGTTGCCTGCTGGCTGGCCACGGACAGGTTGCCGCCCACCGCCGCGCCCTTGGCACCGCCCACCAGCTTGTTCACCAGCGCGCTGCCCATCTCGGACTTGGCGTTCCCGTTCAGCCGGCGCAGGAAGGAAAGGATATAGTCCGGCACCTGGTTCCCGTACCGCTCCTGCATCACGCTCCTCACCGTGTCATTGTCCGTTTTGTAGTTCATCAGCCGCGTCATGTCCTCAATGGGCAGCACAAAGGCGTTGTAGTCGCTCATCTGCTCCATGTGCGCCGCCCACATCTCTACAAAGTTCTGCACCTCCAACGGGTTGGACGCCTGCTGCGCCAGGGGCTTGGTGAAGCTCCCCAGCTTCAGCCGGTTCTCCTGCTGGCTGGCCGGGTCCGTGCGCAGGTAGTTCCGCGCCACCCTGAAGGGCACATAGTAGCTTTCCTTGAACTTCTCCACCCCGTACAGCTCCCGCGTCACCTGGTTGCCCCATTCCGCCGTGTCCCTGGACAGGAATTGCACCATGTGGTCCACAAAAGCCTTCTGCTTCTCCGTCAGCTTGCCCGCTATGGCCTCCAGGTCCTCCGCCGTCAGCTGCCTTGCTCCCGTGGCTTCTCCCGGGTGGCTGTTCTTCTGGAATACGATCCCGCCGCCCAGCAGATGGTTGGTGCCCACCAGCCGCTCACGCTTGGCCGCCGCGTAGATGTACATGGCCTCCTGAATCCGGAACTTCTGCTTTTTCCCGTCGTGCAGCGTCACTTCCACGCCGTTTTCCAGCTGCTTGCGCTCACTCTGGTTGATAATCTCCTGCACGCCGTATTCCTTCAGCGCCGCTTCCATGTACGCCTGCCCCTGGGCTACGTGCCGGGTGTGCGTGTTCTCCGCGTCCCGCAGCGCCTTCCAGATGGGCTCCATCTCCGTGCCCTCAAAGATATGGAATACAGTCCCCGGGGACAGCAGCGCACGGTTCGTTACGTTCAGCACCGTTTCCGCCGCTTTGCCCCGCTGCTTGTGCGCTTTTCTTTGCAGCATCCGCGCCACCAGCCCGTCCCCGGCTTCCTGCAAGCTATCCTGACGTTTCTGCATAAACAGCCTGTCCTCGTTAATGATCATCGCCGCATAGCTGCGCAGAATGTCCCGCAGCTCGATGGTCTCCTCCTGGGACAGCCGGTTCAGCTGCTTTCCGTCCGCGCTCTGGGCCAGGCGCTGCATGGCCTCCGATACGTCCCCATTGTAGAACGCCGCCAGCGCCGGTATGCCCGTGTCCGGCACCGCGCTCCCGTTGGCGTCCCGCTTTGGCAGCACCGCTTCGTACTCCTGCCGCGCACGCTCCAGCATCTCCCGCTTGATGGTCACCCCCTTGCCTTCGTTATAGTCCAGCGCTTCCAGCAGCGCCGTCACCGCGTCCCGCATCTGATACGGGACGAAGCTCCCCGGCTTGGGGCTGTTCAGCTTTTTCAGTATGCGCCCCTTCTGCCGTATGACCTCCGCCCGCGCCTTCCGCTGCTCCGCCAGGGTTTCCCGCGCCTTCCGCCACCGCTCGATGGTGCCTTTCGACTGCTCCAGCTCCCGCCGTGTTTTCTCCAGCTCCGCCCGCGTTTGCTCCAGCTCCCGCGCGGTTTCCTGCGTCCTCGCCTCCGCGCCCTTTACCGTGGGCGCCTCCAGGTATTTCTGGTACATCTCCGCCGTCACGTACTGGGTCATTTCTTCCAGGTTCATTGCATAGGGGTTGCTGACCTCCCTGCGCACCGCTTCCAGGGCCGCCATCACCTGCTGCACCTTGTCCCCTTCGCTGGCGTCCTGGTCAAACATGCCCGGCCACTGCTGATGCATCTCTTCCCACGCCGCGTCCAGGCTCAGGGCGTTTCGGTCATTCCTCGCCGCAATGTTCCACCGTCCAAAGGCCGCCTTTCGGAATTCCTTCTCCGAGCCGTACAGCTTCGCCGCTTCCGCCCATTGCGCATCCGTCAGCCGGAACCGCCCCTTGCGCAGGTAGCCGCGCAGATCTGCGTACTCGTCGTACATGGTGCTGTCGATGTTCTCGCTCTTGTCCAGCATGTCCCGGGCGATGGCCGCCATGGCCTCCATGGCGCTCTTGCCCTCCGTGTCCGTCCGGGCGTTGGCCATGGCGTCAAAGGCTTTTTGCAGGTTCGCCCCCAGGTCGTTCACCCGCACCTTGCTCTGGTACTGCGCTTTCATCTCCCGCGCCAGCGCCCACACCGCCTTGCGGTCTACCGCCGCTTTCCCGTTTGCCCCGTCCCGCATGGCCCGCAGCTGCGCGTTCAGCGACCCCACCAGCTTCTGCAGCCGTTCGTTCTCCTCCACCACCCGCTGCATCTCCGTCATGTCGGTGTCCACGTTGCGAAGGCTATAGCTTGCCCCGGTTTTCTGCGTATCCACTCCATTCAGCGAATTTCCACCTTGGCTATTGCTATTTTCACTTTCGTATGCTATACTGCGAATGAACCCTGATTTGGTTCCCGCAAACGGGACGCTTGAGTTCCCTAAGCCTTGGAACCAGTCAGCGGTTCTTTTTTTGTTTTCCGACAAGTACAGTACAGATTGATCTGTAATCAGCTTTTGTGCATCGCTTCGCATCTCAACCGTACGTATGACATCAATCAAAAAGGTTCCCGTTCGATCTGGCCGCATCATGATGCTGACCATAATGGGTTTTCCGTTATCTCCCATCAGGTCTCCGAAAACGTTGACCGTATTCTTCACCTGCGGGTTGATGGGCTGCGTAATCACCACCGGAGACGCCAGCATCTGAGGAATCTGTTTCAGAGTATTCTTGCTCAAATGATCCCCATGCTTGGACAGCGCTTTCGCTAGCTTGCTATAATCCATGTACAGCACGCCATCCGGCAAGCCTACGCCTTCATAAATCCCGCCCTTGTTTATGACGCCAATTTTGACCCTGCCGCCGCTGCTCGTTCCATCCCACGCATCAATGGCTCTCTGAAAATATTTATCTTCGGTCAGCTGATCCTGGGCCTTGGTACTGTAGCGTGCTTGTTCGTTCTCCTTCTGTGCTTGCCCGTTTCCCTGTTGCTGTGCCTCCCGCTTCCCGGCCTCCTCCATGAGCCGGTTGTACTCCTGTATAATGCTTTCGCCCCAGTCCGCCTCATGCTCCAGCATGGCCCGGGCTTCCGGGTTCTTTCCCGCGATCTTTTTCGCCAGTGCCTTCACCTCGGCCACAAACCGGTTGATGAACGCCATCACCTGGTCCATGGCCTGCTTGAAGGCATTTTTATTTTCCGCGTTTTCATAGGCACGGGAAACAAACGCCCCCAGCGCCTCCGGCGTGGCCATGGCGTCATACAGCGCGTCCGCCGTCAATTCCTCCAGGGCTTCCTCCCGGCTCAGCTCCTGGCCTTCGGCGGCCTTGTACTGCTCCTGCTTCTCCACCACTCGGGTCTCCAGGTCGTATCCTTCCGTGCTCCGCAATAGCGTCAGCACCGCATCCTGCAAGCCCTGGGCCTCCTGCCCCATCTGCTCCCGGATGTAGTGCCACCCTTCGTGGGTCGCCACCCGCGTCAAATACCCTTCCTCCGCGTCCAATGCCACCACCATGCCCTCGGAGGTCGTGTATACACCGTTGGCTCCCCCGTCCCCAATGCTGTCCACCACCGTGTAATGCACCCCGTGGGCCTTGGCATAATCGTCCAGCAGCGATAGCATCACCGCCTGGGCTTTTGTGGGCCGGGTGGTTTTCGCCGCGTACACCACCCCCGTGTACCCTTGCGTGTACGTCCTCGGCAACTGCCCCAGCTGCTCCTGCACCGTCTTGCCCAGGCTCTCCGGTATCTCCAGCCGCGCATTCTGCGCCGCTGTGGCCTCCTGCCCCGCCTGGTAGGCGATGCGGTACACCCCGTCCTCCAGCATGGTCCCAAAGCCCACCTTGCGTTCATATTCCGTCATGGCCCGGCTGTTCTGCCCCGCCTGGTACGCGCTCTGAAAGGCCTGCCCGTATATCTCTAGGGGCAGGGATGTATTTTCATACCCCGCCAGGAACCGCCGCGCCGTCTGCGTGTCCTCAAACATGGCCGCCCGGTTGTAGGCCGCTTGCGTGTCCGTGTCCGCAAACCGCACCTGATCCAGCCGCATTGCTCCCTTGCCCTTGCCCGCAATTTCAATTTCAACCCAGGCCGCGCCGTCCCGGATGCCCTGGAATCCCGTTACCTTCACCGGTACATCCTCGTACCCCGCCGCCGTTGCTTCCGCCGCAAATGGCGTATGCTTCACGCCCTTTGCGTCCTCCGCCTGCTGCATCTGCTCCACCGCTGCCCGCACTGCCTGTTCGCTGGCCGCGTCGCTCCGCAGCCCGGAAATCCGTTCCGCCGCCGCCTGGGCCGTGTCCGCGTCCACGCCCGCCTCCGTCAGCGCTGTGCGCGCGCTTCTGGTTTTTATCATGCCCACGCTGGTGGATACGCCTGCACCCAGGGAACCGGACAGCCCGCCCACCAGCATGCCCTGCAACGTCTCCACCACAAACTCCATGTCCGTTTCCACGGTGGCCTGCGTCGCGCTCATGCCGGCGGCAATCTTCTGTTTAATGCTCTCCGCCCGTTGGCTGCTGTCCCCGTTCAGGTAGTTGTCCAGCGCTTGATCCACCACGTTCCCCGGCAGTTCCTCCAGGGCCTCCGGCGCAAAGCCTTTGATCATGTTCGCCAGGATCGTCCGATAGCCGCCCTTCTTTCCCAGGGAAAACGCCGCTGTCAGGCGATCCATGCCCAGCTTTTCCGTGATGTATTCCGTTACGCCCGCCGCCAGTCCCTGCACCAGCGCCCGGCTATTGTCCCTGCCCAGCAGCAGCTCCTGCTGCGTCTTGCCCGACGTCGCCGATAGCGCCATGAGTGCGCTGCCACCCGTTGCACCGCCCGCCGCCATGGAAAGTGCACTGTCCAGCGATGTTGTTACCACGTCATACGCCAGGTTCGCAATGTCCCCGCCCAGCCCTTCCCCGAAGGCCTCCCGCTGTCCTGCCTTGACCGTCTCCCACACGGTGCTCTTGAAGCGTGTTGGCGCAAATGCCGAATCATAGGGGCTTGTTTCCCGCCCCAGCATGGTGTCCACGCCCGTCTTGACCGCTCCCAGTCCTTCCACCAGCGTCATGGGGAATGTCGCCGCCGTGGTCGTAAACGCCCCCACCGGATGCTCTGCCATGGTCTGCCACACACCTTGTTGCATCTCAGCTTGACGTTTGAGCAGTCTGGGCTCCAGGCTCTTGAAATACGCGTCCGCCGCCTCCGCGCCTTTGGTATTGTGCAAATAGTTGTAGGTCTGCCGCTCCATGTCCGTCATGCGCAGCGCGTTCAGCTCCTGCCCGGACAGCCCCGCAATGGCGTCTGCCACGCCGCTCCGTACAGGCATCACGCTTTGCCCCACGCCCCTTGCCCGCAGCTTGGCAAGTTCTTCTTCCGTGGCGTTCACCACATGGTAAACGCTCCCTTTTTTGCCCGCTCCCGCGCCCGGTTGTACGTTCATGAAAAAGTCGTCCTCAAAGCGGAGCATGGCATACTCGCCCTCGGCAATCTGCCTTTCTACGGTCTCCAGCTGATCTTTGGCGTTGTCCATCGCTGGCCCTGTAATTCCCGCCAGCTCCATGGCCGCAATGTCCTTTTGCAGCTTGTATTGCTGATTGTACAGCTCTGTCAGCAGCTTGCTGGCTTCCTGCCTGGCAATGGGGGCCTGCATCGTTCCCGCGTACTGGCTCAGCTCCTCCACTTGGGTCAGCTGTCCCTCGTTGACCCGCTGCCGATCCCGCTCCGCATAGCTGAACCCGCTTTCAAGCACCCCGCCATCCACCAGCGCTTTTGCTTCCGCCCTGGCCTCCTCCGCCTGCTCCTCCAGGCTGGCCCACCCTTCATAGTCCAGCAGCTCCTGTTCTGTCAGCGTTTCACCCCTGTCCACCTTTTCCTTCGCTTTCAGGTAGGCGTTATATGCTTCCGGATATTTTTCCATATCCGCCTTCAGCATGGCGTCGATTTCTTCCGCATTCTCTACCGCCTTGATGTAGCGGTCAAAATCCCCCTTCGTGTTCTTGCCATAGGCGGCAGCTATCACCGCCGCTTCCCCCGGCAGCGCTACCCCGCGGTCCCGCATCACCTTTTCCTCGTTGTCAATCAGTCGATTGACCTCCGCCAGGCCTTCCGCGTCGCCCTTGGCTTCCAGCTCCTCCCGCTGCGGATACAACTCTTCCAGCCGTTTTCTGGCATTGTCCACAAAGGCCTGATCCTCCTGGCTCAGCTGCGGCAGTTCCCTGGTCCTGGCCCGCTCCAGGGGCGCTATGGTGTTCGCGTTCTGCGCCGCCATCCACAGCTTCCGCCCCTCTGTCCCAGGTATGCGGGTGTTCTCGATCTCCTCCAGCGCCTTTTGCGTGGCCTGCGCCTGCGTGGTGTTCGCCTTCCACAGCTGCCCAATGTCCGAAAGCACCGGATTGCTTTTGACCTGTTCCTCCGTGGGCTTCTGTCCATACTTTTCAAAATAGCTCTGGTACTGCTCAAAGGCCTCCCGCTGCCGCTTGTTCCATTGGTACTGCTCCCGAGCCTCCCGGGAGCTTTGCGGCGTGCCGTACCTCCGCCGGTATTCCTCTTTCTGCTCGCGCTTGGTAAAGTTCCTGCGCATGGCTTCCGTCTGCGCCGAAGAAGCCGGCCTGCTCTGGGCGGAGCGGTTCAGCGCCTCCCGCAGCCTGGCCTGGTTTCTCGCCTTCTGCTCCTCCCGGCTCATGGAAAGGATTTCCTTTGCCCGCTCCTGGGCCGTCTGTCCCTTGGTTCCCGTAGAGCTTTGCACCGGCAGGTATTTCTTGCCGGTCTCCTTCTTTTCTTCTTCCTGTTTCTCCTTCGGCCTTGCCATACGCCTTTCCCTCCGTTAAATGTTGTTGTAGCGGTCCGACCATTGCAGGTACTGCTCCAGGGCCGTCAGGTATTCCTGATTGTACTGGTTCAGCGCCCGGTCATAGTCCTGGTTGTACTGGCTCAGCGCGTCCTGATACCTGCCGTATTCCACGCTTTGCCCCTGGCGCAGGGCGTTCAGCTTGTCGTAGTAATCGCCCACCTGATCCCGGTACCGGTTGTAGTCGCTGCTTTCCTGGTTTTGATAGTTTCCCAGCAGGTTTTGCAGCCGGTTGCCCTCCGCCTCATACCGCGCCAGGGCATTGCTCTGCAGGTTCAGCAGCTGGTCGTTCAGCCCGCCCAGGTACTGCTGGTACGCCTGATTCCCCGCCGTGGACGCATAGGAGGACCCATACCCCCCCGTCAGCGCCGCCGCCTGCCCCATGGTGTCCTGCATGGCCAGCCGCCCGCCCTGCACGTATTGGTTCTTGTATGCCTGATACAGCGGATCACTGCTCACGTCATAGTTGAAGCTGCCCCGCCCCGCTACCTGATCCAATAGTGCGTCAATCTGCTGCTGGTATTTGCTGTTGTATACAGGCGTCCCCGCCTGCTCCATGGCCGCAATCCTGTCCGCGTAGCTGTCCGTGTAGGTGGGCTTTTCCATGCTGGGCTTTTGCAAACTGTTCAGGTTGCTCTGCCACTTGTCCATCTGCTCCTTGTAGGCCGTGTTCACCGCCGGCGCCGCGCTGGACGAGCCGCCGCCCCCGCCGCCGCTTTTCTTTTTTTCTTTCGGCTCCTCCACCGGCGTGGATGTTCCGCCAGCGGATTTTCCCGGCTGATAGGCAATCTGCTGAAATTTGTTGTTCGCTTGTACCGGCATCAATACTCACTCCCATATCCCACGTATTTGCTCCAGTTCACCAGCCGCACATGGCCCACCCCCGTCAGGCGAATCTCCATCCGATCGCAGCGCCTGGGGTAAATGGGTAGGGTGCAGCGCCGCTGATCGCCGCCGCTCAGCTCCTGTACCTTCTCCCATGCCCCGCCGTCCCGGCGCAGGGCCACCTCCGCCCTCGCCCCCGGGTCCAGCTCCAGGTACAGCTGTATTTTCCCAATGTACTTGTGATCCGGCAGCTCCCGCAAAATCTCCCCCGTGCGCAGCTCCCAGCTCACTTCCTCATCCGTCTCCTCCTGGGCATACACCGTGTAGTCACTGCCCACCATAAAGAAATCCTTGTTGTATTCCCCGGGCAGCAGCGCATACAGCTCCCCGTCCGCCCGGAGCATAAAGGTCTCCGTCAGGCAGCCGGCAAAGCCCACCGCGTGGGTGCCGTCCTCCCGCGTCCATACCCCCGCCGCCGTGTCATATACCAGCAGCTGCCATGCCCCTTCCTGATCCTCCATGGACAGGTACAGCCTGTTCCCGCATACCCCCGCCACCGCGTTTTTGTAGCTCTCCGTCCCCAGTGCCGCGGATATGCCCGCCACCTCGCTGTCCGCGTATACGCATACGTCAAACACGCTCTTGTAGTACAGGTATTCGTTCACCCGTACCGCGCTTTTGTGGCATCCCTGCTGCACCCCCCGCAGGTTGTCCACGTATACCGTGAAGTTGGATGGCTGTGTGCCGTATACCCGGTGCAGACAGTTTTCCTTGAAGAAAATCACCGCGCTGCCGCTCACCGCCGCCCCCGTGAAGGGCCCCGGCGTGCCCACCGTCACCGCATAGCTGTCCGTGGCTACGCCCTGGTACGCCCGCCAGTTGGTGGGGTCGCCCAGCTTGCAGCAGTAGATTTCATGGTCCGCCGAGGAACAGCCCCAGAGCCGGTTGTCCTTCTCCACCACAAAGTCCATCTCCGGGCAGGTCCGCTCCACCCGCACCTCCCCGGCCTGGGTCAGCGTCTTTTGCAAAATGCCCGTAAACAGGATGTAGTCCGGCCCCGCGTCCGTGAGTATCCAGTCGCCGTTCAGCCCGGCTTCCTCCAGCCCGCTCACCGTCACCCCGTCCAGGGCCTTCAGCCCCTGGCCCAGCCCCGTGGCGCTCACCAGCACATAGGTGGTGGCCTCCGCAACCCATAGCCCCTGGGCCTCGCTCCAGGTTTTCATCACCGGCGCATCCCCGCTGGTGTCCAGCCACAGCTGCCCGTTTTCGGGATTCTCCGGCGCCGTGCCGCCCTCCGTGTACTCCCCGTAGGGCGTGCCGTCCCCCTTGGCCAGGGTCACGCGCACCGTGCCGCTGCTCACGTTCTTCTGCTCCATGTCCGTGAAGGATAAGGTGGTGGTGTCAAAGAGCTTCTTGTCCGGGAAAATGGCGATCTTCGCCCCCATGGGCACCAGCGTCTTTTCGCTGTCCTCCACGTCCCCGTAGTAAAAGCCGTTGTAGTAGAATTTCACCCCGTCCACAAAGCAGAGCCTGTCCGTGGCGCATAGCCCGTTGGGCTTGTTGAGCGTCGCCACATGGACGCGCTTTTGCCGGCGCGCCACCGCCGGATACTCCCTGGTGTCCATGTTCTGCATCCAGGCCCATTCCCCGTCCCCAATCCCCTGGGACAGGTTCAGCCCCCGAAAGTCCGTGGTAATGCTCCTGTTCCTGCCGCGCTGCTGTAAATACGGCGCTTCCCGCATGCCCCTTCCCTCCTTATGCCAGGGGATCGTTGCTATCCCTAGGCGGATCGTATATTGGGAAAATGTTTCGCAATCTGCTTCCCTGCAAGGGCATGTGCTCCCGGTTGTAGGCCTGCCGCGCCTCCAGCATGCCCTGGTTGTACAGCGCCGCGTCGTTGTTGTAGCGGTCGATCTCCCCCAGCCGCTGATCCGTCTGCATGTACAGAAAATGGATGTACACCTCGTCGTAGGGCGGCGCGATCAGCAGCGCCACGCTCTTGTCCCCATCCGTGGTGTAGGGCGCAAAGGTCGTTTCCTCCGCTCCCTCATGGGTCAGTACCATTTCACGGTACCATTGCCCGTCCACCTGGCTGAGCCACCGGAGCTTCTCTTCCTCCGTGCTCTCCCCGGGGCGTTCTCTGTCGATTCGCTCCAATACCTCCGCCAGTGTCATGGCGCCCTCTCCTTTCTACGCAAAGGGGCCGCCGCCTTTTCAGCGGCGGCCCCTGCCGTCATGATTATTGCTTGTAGCCCGCTTCCAGCTTGTCCACCATGGCCGCGGCCACCATGTCCTGGCTCATGCTGTTATCCAGCACCTCCTGGACGTAGCGGGGGACTTGTACCTCCACCCCGCGCTTGATCTGAAAGGTGCGGCCGTTCACGCTCACAAACACATCGTCCCGGTAGCGCTCGTTATCCTTGAACAGCCGAATGGTCACCAGCTCCTCCAGGGGATTTTTGCCCGCCGCTTCCTGGGTCTGTGCCTGGATTGCTGCTTCCTGCTGCGGGGCTTCCTTCTTCGTCTGGCTCATGGCCGTCTCCCTCCCTTAGTTCGCCTTGACCTTCTTGGACCATACGGGGCTCAGGCTCTCAATGCGCACCATGTACTCCTCGCACAGGCGCACCGCCACCGAGGTGGCCTTCCAGCCGCAGCTGGAACGCTGGTTCAGCGGGTCTTCGCCGTAGCCCAGCTGCTTGACAATGTGCTGCAAGCCGCCGTTTTCCAGCTCCGTCACGCCGTAGGCGTTGGCCCCCAGCAGCAGGGAGGTGAACACGCTGTAATAGGTGGTGCTTTCCACCACCGGGCAGGTGCTGTCGTTGATGACCTTCGCCTCGCTGGTGGTCACCACCCGCACATCGCCAATCTTGCCGATCTCCCCGGAGAAGGTGTTGTTCCCCTCCTTGTACTTCACCACGTCCACCCATCCGGGGCTTTCCTGGAGGGTCTCCCGGCAGTAGGGGTGGATAATCAGCACATAGCTGCCGTCGATCTTGGGGGTGTTCATGGCCTCCAGGGTCGCCGCCGCCCGCATCACCACAAAGGGGGTCAGTACGCACTCGGGGGTCAGCGTGCTTCGGCTGAGCACCTCGGTCTCGGCGCCGTCCACCACCTTGGGGGCGTAAATCACGTTGGTGCCCCCCGCCAGCACTTCCCGGGTCACCGTGTCCAGGGTGCGCCCCGCCTGGCTGGAAAGGAGCTTCGTGGCCTGCACCACGTTGTTGTCAATGGCCGTCATCTGCAGCATGTCGGAGAGCTGAATCCAGTCGCCGTACTGCTTCACCGTGCCCTCCACCGTGGTCACGGTCAGGCTGTTGCCCGCCGGGGTCACGCCTTCGGTGAGGGCCGTCAGCGCCTTGGGCAGCGCGCTGTACTTGCGGAACTCAATCTTTTTACCGTTATTCGCGGGGATGGGATACTTGTCCCCAAACTGGTTGTGCACCAGCAGCGGCTCGGCCTGGTCCAGCAGCCGCTTTTCATAAAAGGTTTTCATTTCCGCGGAAAGGCTGCCCGTTTCCGTGGTCATGGTGGTGGCAAACAGCTGCAAATTCAGCCGCAAAAGGCTCTTGTCCATGGTTGTCCTCCTTATTCAAACATCTTCTCCGGGGTGATCCGCTCGCCCCGTGCGCTCCGGCGCTCCAGTTCCTCCATCTTCGCGCGGCTCAGCTTGCTGATGTCGAATTTCCCCGCCCGCTCGGCGCTCATGCCCACGCCGTTCTCCGCGGGCCGCATGCCCCGGGCCGCAATGGTCTCCAGGGTGCGCTGCTGCGTACGCTGCACCGCCCCCGCCAGGGTTCCCTGCATCAGCTCGTCCATGTGCAGCACCTTGTAGGCGTGATCCATGGGTACGCCGCTTTCCAGCAGGCGGAACATCTCCCCGTTGCTGCTCTCGATCTCCGCGTCCAGGGAAAAGTCCGGGAAAACCTTCTTCAGCTCCGCCTCCGCCTGCCGCCAGCCCAGCATCTTCTGTGCCGTCTGCCGGTCCCGCTCGCTGGCCTCCTGCTGCTCCCGCAAGCGCTGGTTCTCCAGGCGCGTCATTTCCAGCTGCTTGAAGGTCTCCACATCCATGCCGTGCCTGGAGGCTTCGTCCTCATAGTAGGCGTTGTCGTTCATCACCGCGCGGGCCAGGTCCTCCACGTTCTGCACACCGTAGCGCTGCTGCATCAGCCGCAGCATGGGGGACAGCTTTTCCATCTGCTCCTCCATGCCCTTGTACTTGCCCAGCCGCTTTTGTACAATGCTTTGCACTTCCTGGTCGTACAGGTCCTTGTGCTGCTGCACCGCCTGCTTCCACGCGGCTTTCCGCGCCTTCTCGTCAGGGGCGGCCTGACTTTGCTCTCCGGCAGTTTCTGCCTCTCGCCCTTGCTGGCCGGCGGCGTCCCGGCCTCCTTCGCCCGCCGCGTCCCCGGCCTCGGCTCCGGCGCCGCCGTCTCCGCCTTCCGCCATGTACCAGGGCCCGCGCATCCAGAAATAACGCATGATTGCTCCTTTCTCCGCACTTGCAGCGGGTTGGCCAGGCTCTCCCCCGGCTCACAGCCGCATTGTAGCATCCGCATGGGCGCCCGCAAAACCCCGCCTTTTGCCATTAAAAAAAGGCGGGGAATATTTCCCGCGCCTGATGCTGCCGCCTTCCCTTACCCCGGAAGTTTTACAGCCTCCTGTACCGCCTCCCGCCCTTTCTCCAGCTCACATATACTTGTCCAGCACCGCCAGCACCTCCGGAGTGAGCAGCTTCTTCAGCTGCCCTGGTGGCAGCGCCAGCAGCGCTGTGGCAATCACGTCCATGTCCTCCGCCTTCTCCTTGCGCTGCGCCATGGCCCGGTTATAGGCCAGTATCTTCTCCCGCAGTTCCGCCTTCATCCTCCATCACCTCCGTTGCGCCGGACAGCAGCAGCTCCAGCGCCTCCTCCAGCTCCTTCACCCGCTCCTCCGGCGTAGGCTGGTTTCTGTCCGCTTCCATCTGCGCCAGTTCCTCCTCCGTGTAGGGGATGTACAGCCAGTAGGTTTCCTCCTCGTCCCAGGCTTCCCGGGCTTCTACCCCCGGCACATCTACGACCCATTGCACATCCTTGCCGCCTGTCTCCGGGTACTCCGCTACGGTTTCCCAGTGGCCTTGTTCCTCCACGGCTTCCACCGCCTCGTGGTGATGCATGCGCTTCTGCATTTCCAGCCGCCCCTTGGCCGGGTCGTAATCCGTTACCGGGTTGCCCTGCTCGTCGTACATGTCCATGGTTTCTTCCTCCCTTACGCTGTTCTGCGCCAGATGTATACCGCGAAATAGGGCGGCCTGTTCTCGTGGGCCGCGCCGCCGCCCACGGCCGTGGTGGCCACCGTGTTGCCCTTGGCCGTGCCGCTGGCTCCGTACCATTCCCCGCCCGCTTCATAGCCCGGATAGGAATAGTTGTGGCTGTGGCTGGGCAGCTCATTGACCGTCAGCTTGTGGGTGGCTTCGCCCCCCGTTGCTCCCGCCGCGTAGCTGCTGCCCACGCCCACCAGGAAGCGGTTCTGTATCTGCGTCCATGTCCCCCCGAACAGCGACGCCGGGGACGCGGCCGCGTAGGATTGATAAATGGCCCCCACCGGAAAAAACGTGTTCCGTATCCAGTCCCGCAGGGTGCTGTCCCCCAGGTACAGCGTCCGCCCCGCTGCAATCTCCACCGCGTTGCTTCTTTCGCAGGCCTTTCCAAAGGCAATGCTGTTTCCCGCCGCGTTCAGATGCATGGCAAAGGCCGCTGAGGGCAGATCCGCCGTCACGGAAACCGTGCCATACTTGTCTGTCAGCGCCAGGCGCAGCACGTATCGCGTGGTCACCGCCAGGGTCATGTTTCCCGCCGCGGTGGCCACCCAGTAGTCCATGCCGCTGGCCATGGCCGCGTTCAGGGCCGTTTCACTGCCTCCCGCGGGCTTGATAAACGCCTTCACCGTGCAGGTGTTGGCCCCGCCCAGACTGGTGTAACTCCATACGGCCCGGCACTTGCCCAGGGTGCCCGCAGGCGCAGCTGCTCCCGCGCTGTCCACCCGCCAGCCGGTGAGGCTGCTCACCTGGGGCGGCGTGTACGCCAGCACGGCAATGTTCACGGTCTTTTCTGTATACATGCCCCGGCTGTCCGTCACCCGGAACACAAAGGGCACCGTGCCGGAACCGCCCATCAGCCCCGTTTGCAGGGTGGCGCTTGTCCCCGAGTACCCGCCCCCGCGGATGCTGTACCCCGTCACCGTGGCCCCGTACTGCGCCGCCGCCCCGGTGATCCTGGCCGTGCAGCCGCTCTTGCCCTGTACATACACGCCACTGCCCATGCTGGGATAGGTGGTTCCGCCCACGGTGAGCAGCGGCGCGCAGCTGGCCGAGAAGGTGGGCGCAGCGCTGGCCGGTACTGTCACCGTCAGGGACGCCGCCACCGCGCCCACATAGACGCCCGCGGAATAGGTAATCAACGTCACCCGCGCCGGGCCGGACTGCGCCGTGGGGATCTGGTCCAGCCATCCCACGGGCACGGTCACCGCCTGGGA